GGTTAAAGAATTAGAAGAATATTTATCTTATCGCCCAAAAGCAAAACGCGGCCGTCCGCCAAAAACACAAAAAAATGAAAATCTCAAAACTGAAAATTAATCCGGAAAATCCCCGCACTATAAATTTCGATAAATTTGAAAAGCTAAAAAAATCAATATCAGAATTTCCCGAAATGATGGAATTGCGGCCAATTGTCATCGACGCAACCGGAACCGTTATAGGCGGAAATATGAGGCTACGCGCATTGCAAGAATTGGGATACCAAGAGATCCCGGACAATTGGGTAAAACGCGCCAAGTTAACCGAAGAACAAAAAGCACAATTTATTATAAAGGATAACGTAAGTTTTGGCAATTGGGATTGGGACGCTTTGGCCGATCAATACGATTTTTTGATATTGGACGATTGGGGTTTAACGCCAATTGATATGCAACCGGAGCTAATTGAAAATGAAGAAACGTCAAATTTGGGAAAACCAGAAAACGAAGAAAAAACAATAAAACTAAAATTTAGCGCAAAAGAATATAGCCAAATATATGATATTGTAAAACAGTACGGCGTACACTTGGAATCATTTTTACACGGCGCACTAATTGCGGAATTTAATAAATAAAAAAATTACAAACCCTACAATGTATACGCAAAAAAATAAAGACAACTTTTTAGAGATATTCAAAAATACTTTGGGCAATATCGGCGCGGCATGCCGACAGGCAAAAATCAGCCGGTGGACTTTTTATAATTGGTTAAAATCAGATAAAGATTTCGCAGATGCTATTGAAGAAATTAGAGAACAACGTATAGATTTTGCCGAAAATCAGTTGTTGCAATTGATGCGCGGAATTAAAGAAAAAACAAATAGCGGGGAAGTATATACGCGTCCACCTTGTAAAACTTCGCTCATTTTCTTTTTAAAAACGCAAGGCAAAAAGCGCGGATATATTGAAGGCAACGAATTAACTTTTTACACGCCTGACCGTCCGCCGGTTTGGTGGAGCAACGAACCAATGGAGGACGAAAAATGAAGTTGCCTAAAACATATTATGACGTAAAAAATTCAAGGGCAAGGTACCAAGTTCATGAAGGCGGAACGCGTAGCGGTAAAACATATTCAATTTTAACGGCGCTTGCGGAAATTTGCTATATCAATCCAAACGCCGGGTTATATATTGATATTACGCGCGTCAACGGCCCGGCCATCGACGCGGGACCTTTGCGGGATTGGCGCGAAATATTGGGCCGGAATGGTTGGCTTAATGAGCGCGCCGCGCGAAACCCAAGATGCCGGGAATATGACTTATTCGGAAATACTGTATCTTTTTTTAGTGTAGATCAATCCTATAAAATGCGCGGCCGAAAGCGGGACATATTATTTATGAATGAAGCTAACAGATTTTCATATGACGCGTTCCATCAATTAAATATGCGTACTACCAAATTAATGATATTAGATTATAACCCGGACGATGTAGACCATTGGATATATGATAAAATATTAACGCGGGACAATGCACAATTATTTAAAAGCACATATAAGGATAACCCATTTTTGCCCAAATCCTTAATATCAGAAATTGAAGCATTACAAAAAACCGATAATTGGTATTGGCGCGTGTACGGATTGGGAGAGCGCGCCGCGAACCCTGCACAAATTATAAGAAATTATCACATTCTTGACGCATTGCCGAAAAGCGTAACGGATGAAGCCGGACGGGATAGGCCATTGAGGCCGGCCGTTATTGGGCTGGACTTCGGCTTTAGCGCCGATCCTACGGCCGGAATTGTGATCTATGAAGGATTAACCCGTCCAAGCGTTAGCGGCGCTTATACGGGCGCTGAAAAGCCGGAATTATATTTACAAGAAATACTATATTTAACCGGCCTAACAAATCCCGAAATAGCAAATTTGATAAAAGACAAAATAAAAGAAAACGGATTAAGCAAATCAATACCAATTATATGTGATTCGGCCGAACCCAAAAGTATAGAGGAAATTAAAAGATTGGGTTTGAACGTTTGGCCGGCGACAAAAGGTCCGGATAGCGTCCGGCAGGGATTGCAATTCATGCAACAATTTAAAATGCATGTAACGCGCAATTCCGAAAATATCATATCGGAATTTAAAAACTACAAATGGGCGCAAGATAAAAACGGGAAAACGCTAAATTCGCCCATAGATAAATATAACCATTTGATTGACGCGGCGCGTTACGCAATTGATTATTATTACAATAAACGCTATACATCAGAATATGCAATTTCGTAAAATAAAAACTAAGATTCCAACAACTTGGAATGAAATCACATTGCGCGAATTTCAATACTATTTTGCCGCGCAAAAGGAAACGGATACAATAAAAAAAATTACCAAAACAATTGCCGCTTTTAGCGGATTGCCCGAAAGCACAATAAAGAATATTTCATATTCGGAATTGGTAGCTTTATATAATCGCCTAACGGCATTTGCGAGCGCCCCGCCAAATTACGGTTTGCAAAATATCTTAGAAATTGACGGCGTTAAATATGGATTTCACCCAAATATATTTAATATGACGCTTGGGGAATTTGTAGATTTGTCTGTTTTGGATTCGGACTTTTGGCCAAGCGCGCACAAAGCATTAGCGATTTTATATAGACCAATTATTAAGCAATCAAAAGAAAAATACCAAATTGAAGAATACAAAGAAACGCATTCGGAAAACGCGAACTTATTTTTGGATTTGCCTATGACCTATGTATTAGGCGCCGTTGCTTTTTTTTTGACTTTACTGAATCAATTGCCGGCGCATTTGCTGACCTATTCGGAACAAGTAACGGAGGAAACAAAAGCGGAAATAATGAAACTAAAGGCGCAAAATGGTTTGAGCTAATTTTTGATTTGGCAAATGGCGATATAACTAAATTTGAAAAAATTACAGAAATCCCCGCGGTTACGGTTTTTCAATATGTTAGAATGACAAATCAAAAAAATCTACAAAACAAAAAATAATGCATTACGAAAGATTGATAAAACGCGTAAATGATTGGGCAACTTCGCATCCGATTTTGCAAACTTTTACGGATGGAGAATTTGAATTTTCCGATTATGAGAAAAACGTAAAAACGCCGTCTATTCATTTTCAATTGTCAAGTATCAATTACGAAGAAAACGCGCGCGTTTATTCTTTTGATATTTACATTATGGAACAATATAGAGAAAATGAAAACGAAATTTTATCCGTTCGCCAAGCTATTAACGATACAGCGTTAATTGCCGAAGATTTAATTTCGGAAGCAAAAAACGGATTTAACATTTTTTCCATTAGCGAATGTTTTTTGCGTTTGCCGATTTCAGTTACGCCGTTTATTGAAGAAAATAATATGGTTTTGGTTGGCGTTCAATTTCAAATGCAAATTGAAACGCCGTTTTTAGCGGACGCATGTAACGCGCCAACGTAAAACGTTTTATGTTAGGCAAAACTAAAAAGATACAAAAAAATAAAATCAAGTTATCAAGATATGGCAACTAAAAAAATCGCCGCAAAACTCAGCATACCTAAAGGTATTGTAGCGGCCATGGAAGTGGATACGGAAGTGTCCGCGAACGTTACGGCGCAAATCAATAAGATTTTGCCCGTTAATAGCACGTCGGGAACGCGAACCATTACACCGCCAACGACGACGCAAAACGGCGCGTGGTTTGGCGTGGTCGATTCGCGAAACAAATTTGATACGCAAAATTGCGTTGTCAATTTTAGTGCAGATAACAAATTGCAAACTTCGTCTTCGCCGCTAACGCTTAGCGTTGAAGGCCAATGTGCAATTTTCGTTTGGAGCGGCGTTCCGGCCGCGGGTTGGCTTAGAATTGTGTAAATATGAAATTGCGTCCGACCAAGAATTACGGGCCGTTCGGCGCGGGCGGACGTATGTTAGGTTTATGCATACAAGCGCCGGAGCTAAAGGACCGCAACGGGTTACGCTTTTGGGAAGCGAAGCCGCAAGCGTGGGCGCAATTGCCGAAAACTTTTTTGCGGCATCCAAACGGAACGGCAATATATGATATTGAATCGGCGAATGACGCGCGGTTTAATATGGTAAAATCCGAACTATTTGGAACCCTGCCCAATGAAGTAAAACAAGATATATGTTTTCCGCCGCAATTGCCGGCGGGCACGGTTGCGGCATGGGCTACGCCGCGAACGGCGCGCATTGTGTACGGCAACGAACCGCCCATGCATATTCCCGATATATGGGAATCCGGCATTGCATACGCGGAAGGATATAAAACCTTTTACGATTCCTTGCCAAATTCATTTAAGGAAAATGTTTGGTTCCAAAGCGGGAAAGAAGAAATATTAAACTTTGGGCAAGGTTTGCCGGATCGGTTAATCCAAAAACATTTTTCCGTCAAATCGGCAATGATTGAATGCGTTTCGGAAGGTTATCCAGCGCGCGTAGCTACTACGCACAAACTACGGCCCGACTATCCGGGCAATGCGTATTGGTTCTATCGGGCGTTGTTAAATATGTATCGGGACGCATACGGGCATAAGGTTAAATTATTGTTCCATGAATACAAATTAGATGACGGCGTAACGGATACGGAAGACGCCGTTTTGTTGTTGGCGCAATTCTTAATAGTAATGTCCCGTCTTATATATGAATCAGATACCATTGACGGCGGCGCGTACCAGCAAGGCGCGGGAACGGGCACGGTTAATTTAATCGGCCGAAATGAAAACCAAGAATGGGTAACGACTTGGCTTACCCAACTTTGGATTGAATTTGGGCACGTTTTAATAAATGCAAAATTTATTGAAACGGAACAAATTGAGCGTCCCGATTATGTATCAATTGAAGCGTACGAATTTAGATCGGGCACAAAATATCTTTTGTTTTGTAATAGAGGATCGGATGAATATATAAATTTGCCGGGCAAATCGGTAACGTTGTTTTCAAATAGAGAAATGAAAAAAACAAATTGGAACAATGTTTTACCGGCCAAATCTTGCGGCGTAATTAAATTGTAATTTTGCAAATGGCCGATTTACGGGAAGCATTGCAGAATTATGCAAATGACGTAATAGATGACGCCCGTTATTATATGGCCGCGGACAAAATAAACGCGTCCGGAAACTTATCAGAAAATTTAAGATATTGGATACGCGTAACTAAAGACGGTTACGCTATTGATTTTGGCGCGCGGAATACGGGCGCTAAATATGCGCGTTGGGCTGAGCAGGGCCGCGGAAGCACGAAGGAAGGCACTAAGCCGGGCAAACTTCGGCCGGCGATTGCAAAATGGATTTTAGTAAAAAAAGAATTTAAAATTAGGGATTACAAAACGGGGCGATTTTTAGCAAAAACAAAAAAGAACGCTTGGCGGGCGGCGTATCCAATTGCAAGAAAAATACATGAGCGCGGCACGCGCAGAAACGAAGACGGCACGCGCGGGGGGAGAATGATAGAGCGCGCCGTAAAAGATAACAGAAAAGAATATAAAAAAATATCGGAAGCGTTTTCCCAAAGCATACGGCAACGTTTGGTAACACCAAAAAAATATGCAACCGGAAAAAACAAAGCCAAACCCGTAGAATATTAAAATATGCCGTCCGTTACTTTTTCAAGTTCGCCGGGCGCAATTATTGCGCCGGCTTTTTCAAATAGGCTATTTTATGTTTTGACGGGGCATAATCCGGCAACGGAATTTAAGTTTAGATATGTAATTGATATTGAAGTAGACGGATCGGCAATCGCGCGAATTTTGAAAACGCCGGACGCTAATTCAAATAATTGCACGTTTAATTTATCAAGCGTTTTATATGGGCAATTGACGCCGGACGCGGACGGGGACGGGGGTGAATCAATTATGACGTATCCAGCCGCAAGCGGCGCCGGTTTGATTTTTGACCTTCCCGCGGCAGGCACGGAATGTATTGAGGTAACTATAAAGATTGGCCGATCTTATGCGACAAGCGCAAGCGGCGCGGTTTCCGTTTCGGCCAACGAAGACAACGAAACACTATATATTTTTAACGGCGTTATTCAATACAATAACGAAAATACCATATCGGATATTTATTATAATCTTGCATCTTCGGATAATCTTTTATCAAATAGAGCGCGGCAAACTTTTCTTTGGGATAGGCGCGCGCCGTATTCAATCAATAATAATGCAATTTTAATACCAATATATCCAAACGCTTATTATACGCTTTCTTTTATAAATGACGATGGGACATATGCAAGCGGGCATCTAATAGAAAAAATTGCATACGCAATCTATGACGCGGCCGGTTTGGTGTATCAAAATATATTTAACGTTTCGGCGGCATCCGGAGCGGCAACGCCGGGCGGCGCGGTTGCGGCAAACCAAAAGATAGTCCGCACGGCCGCGGGGCCGGCCAATTTAGACAAGGTATCAAGCGGCCTAATAGCTTCCCCGCCAAGCGCCGTAACGGATTGGATTTTTTACAAAATTCAATTTCTTGACGCATCAAATAATCCCGTATCAAGGGAATACGCATTTATAAATAGAGAAACGGCCGGCGGCAACGTACATAACAATTGCGGAAAATATACAAAATACCAAATTGCATGGTTTAACGATAGGGGAGGTTGGGACTATTTCGACGGGTTCGATTTAGTAGATATTAAGCAATGGAAGATAGAAAGGAAAAAATGGCAAAGAACGCCAATTGAACAAGAAAGCGCATATAAAGCGCATCACATAAAAAATTCTCAAATTGAAAAAGGGAGCGCAATAATTTTGCGGACGCATTGGCTACAGCCGGGCGAAAGCCGAATGTTACACTATATGCTAAGTTCCCCTATTTGTTATCTAATTGAATTGTCAAGCGGCGCCGTTACGCCGGTTATATTTTCTGAATCTTCATTTAATCAAACTTTGGAGTATGGTTTAAAAATGGAATCTTTGACAGTTACGGCCGAAATTGCATATAAAGAAAATTTGCCAACGTTATGACCAATATAAAAGTATATGACGATTCGGGCAATTTGTATTTTTTGGACTGTTACGAAAATGTAACGCCAAAGATTACATATCAATTTAGTGATTTCCAAAAAGTGCAAAAAACCGTTGGGGGATATTCAAATACGTTTCGTATTCCTGCAACAAAAAATAATGTTTCCTTATTTGGGCCGTTAAACGATCCGGGGGGTGTTAGCACATATCAAACTAAAAAGAAAAAAAAATGCGTAATTGAAATAAATACCATTCCCGTCTTTGAGGGGTTTGCACGCTTGTCAAAAATTGTAATTCAAAAAGGAAAATTTACGGAATTTGAAATTACGATTTTCGGCGGCGCGCCAAGTTTCGGGAAAGATTTGGGGGACGCTAAATTATCGGATATTGATTTTAGCGCGTTGAATCACGGGCAGACATATACAAATGTTACGCTTTCTTGGACGGAAGACTTATTAAGCGGGAATGTCGTTTATCCGTTGGCGGACTACGGCGCGGGTATCGGCATGGGGCCGGATAGTTTGCGAAAAATAGATACGATTGAGGGCGCATTAGAGCCTACGCATTTCAAACCATTTATAAAAGCAAAATATGTTTTAGATTCAATTTTTGATTTTGCGGGATGGAAATATGAATCCGATTTTTTGACAAGCGAACCATTTACAAATTTAGTTTTGTCATGGGTGAATCACGCGGGCGCAAAAATGGCCGTTGCGGATAATTCGGTTTCTTGCGCCGTTGGCTTATTAACAAATGACACATATACGTTAGCGCCTGTTTTTTTTAATCCGGGGTGGACGGACGAAACTTCCCCATATTATGACCCGGATAACTATATATCAAGCGGTGTTTTTACGGCGCCTTTTGCGGGGGATTATACAGTAACTACTATTCTATGTGCCCGATCTACCGGGGGGACTATTTCGATTACATGGGCGCTTGATAAAAACGGGGCAATTATCCCGGGAACGGCAAATAATACAATCCTAAATACGGGACCGTTTGGTACGCCTATTTTTAACAGTTATACGGTTACGTTAGATGCCGGCGATACTTTGGAATTGAAAGTTAAAGGCGCTGGAATTGTTGAATTTGCGGGGGATGTAACAGTCCCCGGTTACGGGTGCGGATTATTTATTGACGGATCATTTGATACAATTACTCAAAATATGACGGCCGCGGCGCCGGACGTTAAAGCCGCAGATTTAATTAACGATTTTATCACTTTGTTTA